TGACTCTCATTTCAATAGAGCCGACTGTGACTTCTGGATCTGAAATTGCTTTTTCAAACCACGGGAAGAAAATATCCGGTTGATAACGAGCTGCAGGGATCCACACCGAAGCGCTTGGTGATCGCAAAAGAGCTGATGTCATGGCACCTTTTGGAAGCTGATCAATTCGCATCAATGTAGGCTTGTATTCCTCAATCATCGACGTGATCTCAATCAATTGCGCTGGGGATATGCGGCCAGTGATTGACTGATAAATGTTGTATTCGAGATACATTAGGCGAAAAGCACCAATGATCTTTGACCAGTGTTTAACTGACCATCCAAGTTTCCCATTAACAACATCGCTTTCAGTTCGCATGCTGCCAAGACGGTCCAGAGTGGCATATGCTGTTTCCGCAGGCCGTGAATCAACCATGACAACAAACCACTGCTTGGTGTTTGATGCGTCCACAGCTGCAAGGCGATGCTGTCCGTCTACGAGAACCCACTGATTGAGCAAGCTGTCAAATGCAATGCGCAGAACGGTGCCAGCGGTAAATGTGCCTTCGCGAATTGCCTGCACCATGTTTTCAATGTTTTTTTGCTTCGGCTTGCGGTTGTTCTGGAAGTTCCACGCCAGCCCGAGGCGCGCCATCTCCGCGTCGAACTCGATCTGCACGGACGGGACAGGCGCTCCGGTGCGGAGGGCGCGAGCGGCGAAATCGTTCCAGATGTTCAGGGGGGTGTTCTGTTCTTCGGTCATTGTGATTTTCTCCAGTTGTGAATGCTGCTTCTAGACGCTGTCGTAGTTGCCGTCTTTGCGCCACCAGCGTCCCCATGTCTCGTCGCGGTTTGGCGGATCGATCGGGGCAGGAGGCGCGTCGGCTGGCACGGGTGTCACGCGGTAGACGCCTTCTTCGGTGCGCAGGTGGGCGATCCGCGCATCGTCCCAGCCGTGGTAGACGCGGTAGAGATAGTTGACGCGAAGCTCCTGCGCACGGCCGGCGAGGAGATCGTTGATAGCGCGCGCGACCTGCGACGGCTTGTAGAGCGCATGATCGTTCAGCCACGCCGCCGGTGTGCGGGCGAGGCGCATCTCAGACACCAGGTGTTCCGCGCTCTGCGGGATGATGTCGTGCTCGTACTCGCGGACGACGAATTCGCGCCATTCGTCACCGCTGCGCGCATCGTCTCCGCACTTCACGATTGCGCCAAACGCCGTGCTCTTGGCAACGACGCGATTCCCGATGCAATTGACGCGCTCAACGGACACGCGCCATTCGTGCGGATGCGCTGTTTCTCGGATCGCCTCGAGTGCACCGTGCCGATGCCAGTGAAACGACGAATGCGGCGTGATGCCCAGCGTGAGATGTTCGGTGTAGTAGACGGTCTCCCAGTTGGCCATTGTGTTCTCCTGGTGCCCGGCGTCGCACGCGCCGGGCGAATACGTGATTACGGCAGCGTCTTCTTCAGCTGCTCGGACGCGGCGCGGATGTTGGCGAGCGCGTCGGTTTTGAGGGCAATGCGCGCTTCCTGCATGGCTTCGGCGATCGCCTGCGATGCGTCGCCGGTGACCTCGCCCGATTCGAGCACGGCCTTCGCGTGCAGGCCGAGGGCGCGCAATTCCGCCTTCGCGGTCTCTACGGCAATGTTTGGCTGGATCGTCGGTGCCGCAGCCTTCGTCGGCGACGGCGCAGCGGGCGTAGGCGCGGCGATCACGACGGGCGCGGGAGACGGCTCATTCGCGGCCTGCTGCATCTCGTCGTCGGTGTAGACGCCGGACAGTTCGGCGGGGAATGCGCGGCGCAGCGCGAGGGCTTCGGCGCATTTGGCGAGCATGAGCCGAGGCATCTTGCTCCACATCGCCGTAGGCTGGCCGTCTTTGTTGGTCTGGGCATATTCCTCCCAGAAGGCAACGGCGCTGACCTCGTGCCAAGCTCCGCCTGCGAGTTTGAGCACGTAGGCCGTGGCGCTGGTCACGCGGCCGTGTGCGTCGTATTCGTAGGTGGGCGCTTTGCCGGGGCAGTACCGACCGGTGCGCTCAGCGACGAGGCGGTAACCGTCGATGCCGACCACGATCGTCATGGCGTCACCGTAGCTGCCGTCTGCGAGACGGGCGCGGCGCTTGACGCAGTGAATCTGCTTGCTGAGCGGATCGAGGCCGAGCTTCTGCGCCATCTGCACGAACATCTTAAGTTCGGTGTCGGACGCACCGCGCGCAATGACGTCTTTGATGATCTGGAGCTCGTCGCGGTTGAATTCGCGGGGGGTGGCGACTGCGAGGTTCGTGTTGTCCATTGTGTGGTTCTCCTGGTGTTGTTAGAGTCCTTCTTCGATGTCGGCGATGAGCGCGTAGGCGAGCAATTCCAGCGTCCGCGCTTCCTGCATGAACGTGGTGATGAGCCCTTCTGCTGCCATCCACTCCTCGTACGAAATGACCGAATCGTCGAACTGCCGCCAAAGCTGGAGGCTGTGCAGTTCGCTGGTCGCCTTCGCCTCGGCGAGATAGTTCAGGATGGTCTGTGGGCTGGTGCTCGACCCGATGCGTTCGGCCGCGTCGATGTAAGCGGCGCGCATGTCGGCGAGGATGTGTTCGAGCGTTCGCGGTTCGGTGGTCGTGTCTGTGTTCAGTGTCATTTTGTGTTCTTCCTTACTAACGCGAGATGATAGTATCCCATCTACTCGCCGGTGTCAATACCCGACGAGCAGTGCGATGCTGGCAAAGCAGACGATGCAGGCCGCGACGATGAGCACGACGTGGGTGACGACTTCGCGCTTGGTCATGTCAGCGTCCCTCCGCGGCGATGGTCGCGCGATGGCGCATGTAGCTGCGCTCCGCTTCGGCGTCGGCAGCGCCGGTGACGGCCATGACGAGGATGCAGGCGGCCACGACAAGCAGGCCGAGGATGAGTTCGGTGATGCGGCTCATGCTGCCACCCCCGTCTGCTTCTCCAGCTGCGCATTCGCGCGGGCGTAAATCTTCAGCTCCGCCTTGAGCACCGCGTGCAGGCGCGCGTGCGTGTCGTCGCTGATGCGTTTGTCCTGGTCAATGCGATTCGCCATCCCGATAGCAATGAGCGATGTTTCGGCAGGCGACACGCGCGGGTCGAACAACGGGTCGTGGTGCGTGAAATCCTCTTCCAGCGCGCGGCGCGTCAGCCGTGCGGCGCGGCGTTCAATCGCCATCGTGCGACGAGCGTGCGCGGCTTCGGTGATGAGCGTGCGGCGCAGGTCCTCGTCGGCCTTCGACAGTTCGACCTCGCGCTCCGCGGAGATCTCTGCGAGGATGCGTTCGCACACGAGATGCGGATAGGTGGTGGTGTTCGGTTCGTAGTTCATGTGTGTGTCTCCTTACTTCTTGGCGATCTCCATGTTGCGCAGCGCGTCAATCGCGGTCTCCCAGACCATCGCGCCGTCGTGCATGTCGCACATGGCGTCCAGCTCTTCGCGCGTCGCGCCTGCGGCGATCATGTCGAGCGCCTGCTGCGCCATCGTCGCGTCCCACTCGTTGTTGTTGACCTTGCGGTTGAGGATGCGCATGAACGCATCGGCGGAGGCTTGCGCGCTCTTGCGCAGGGCGGGCGTCTTGACGCCGGTAGCGCGGTAGGCATCCCACATCGCGCGAGAGCGAGCAGCGCCGGCCTTCTGTCCGCCGCGCGAGCTGTTTCGTCGAAAGAACATTGGTTCGTGCATCGTCATCTGGTGTCTCCTGTCTGTCAGTGATGAGACTAGTATAGCAGACTTGCTTTACTTGTCAACACAGATTGAATAGGATAGAATCATCCCCATGCCGAGAACAAACTCCCCCCCGCGCACCCACAACAAGCTGGGTGACATCATCCGCGCACACCGTGAAGCCGCAAAAATCACGCGGATGCGGCTTGCAGCGGATGCAGAAATCCATGTCGTGACGTTGACCAACATTGAGCTAGGCCACCATGATCCGTCCCTGTGGGCGCTGGCGCGCATGGTGGACATGCTAAAGCTAGATCCGGCGGAGGTGCTTGCCGCGCTTGACCGGAGGCGCTGACGGAAAAAGCAAGACGCCCGACTTTCACAAGCCGGGCGTCCGCTTCCAGGAAGAAGACTGACACTCACAAGACACTCGATCACTGACGCTACCACGAGATGACTAACCGAACGACCGCGATCATACCATGAGGTGATATGAAAGAAAAGATGCACATGAACGTCCGCAGCACGTGGGGCACCTTTACGATCGTGCCGCACGAGATTCTTGAATCCGACCTGTCGCCGCGCGCGGTGCTGGTGTTCATCGCGCTCATGAGCCGGGTGAGCCACACCGAGGGCGATGCGAAATGCTGGCCGTCCTACGAGGCGATCCGCGAACGATGCGCGGTGAAGGCGAAAGCATCGATCAACGCCGGGCTGGATGAGCTGGAGGAAAAAGGGTTTCTGAAGCGCGAGCGCCGGTTCTCTTCTTCGACCGTCTACACGCTCACCCGCCCGTCAGTAGTTCAGAATATGAACCACAGTAGTTCAGAAGATGAACCATTGCCAGAAGTCGCAGAAGTTCAGATTGTGAACCACAGTAGTTCAGATTCTGAACCACAGAAGTTCACAATCCGAACTCTAACTAGAACCAAGAACAAGAAACAACGAACAAGAACCAATGACTCCTCGCGGCGCGAAGCGCGCGCGAGTGTGCCCGATCAGATCGTTGACATTCGTTCGGATTCCGAACTACTGAATCCCCCGCAGGAGGACGACCCGTTCGCGTTCATCCCCGGCGTGGACGACAAGCCTGCCGCTCCAGTTGAAGAGAAGCCGAAGCGCGCGCGCAAGTCGAAGGCGACACTGTCCCCCGAGGAAGCGCAGCGTCACGCCGAACTGTTCGACGGCATCGTCCGCGTCTGCGTCGTGGACGCCAAACTCTGCGGCGGGCACATCGCGCGAACCGCGAAGCAGCTGCGCGAGGCCGACCCGGACGCGAACGGCGCGGCGATGGACGCCTTCCTCGAATGGTGGAAGACCAGCGACTTCCGCGGGAAGCAGGGCAAGCCTCCGACCATTGCGCAGATTCCGACATCGTGGAAAATGTTCCGCGAGGGATACGCCGAGATCAACCGCTCACATGTTGGCAGCAAGTCCAACGATTCCGTGATCGATCGCATCATGCGCTCGGTCTCATTCCTGGGAGAAAACAATGGCAACTGAAAAGACACTTCAATTCGTCCTCGTCCAGCTGAATCTCATGTACGCGAGCCAGTCAGACAAGCTCAGCGAACAGCAACTGATGATGCGGAATCAGATGTATGCGAAGCACCTGTCAGACATCGATGACGATTTGCTGACGCAGGCTGCCGAGCAGATCATCATGGAATCCTCGTGGTTCCCGACCGTTGCGCAGATCCGCGAAAAGGCGCATGCAATCCTCCGCGCCAGCGAGGGCGGGCAGATCGACCCACACGAGGCGTTCGGCGTTGTCATGGACATGGCGCGCATGCAGGGGCGAGACCTCGACGAGGAAGGCCGGCGCAAGTGGTTAGGGCATCGCCTGCCGAAGCGCGCGGTCGATCTCTGCCTCCACTGCATCAAATCGTTCGGATGGGCGAACCTGTGCAATCACGACACTGACAAGCTGGACACGCCACGCGCACAATGGCGCACGACATTCCTTGCCATCCAGCAGCGGCAGGACGATTTCGCAAAGCTCAGCCCGGCGACGAAGGACTACATTGCGAAGCTGGCCGACGGCTTCCGTGCGGATCGTCCGCGACTCGACACGCGGACGCAGGATGACGATTCAGAGGAGGTTTTCTAAATGGACCACAAATCAATGCGCATCATCGCAAAACTGATGGACTTGATCAAGGCGCAGGACGAACTCATCGCGGAGCTGGCAAAAGACAACACGGCAGAAACATCGGATTACTGGTGGCGCGTTGTCATTCGCCTCGACGAAATTCTCCACGAAGACATGCCAGATCGCCAGCTCGAAATGTGGCAGTCGGCGCGCATCGCGTGGCAGGCGCTGGCGGACAAATCTTCACGCGACAAGCTGCCCGACGAACTGTTCCGCAAATCCGATTATCCGAAGGGCATGTGGGACCCGTGGGACCTTCTGGGGAAATAACTATGCAGACTAACGAAAACCTACAGCGCGACAACGACGAGCGCGCGGCCGACGAAGCAAAGGAAATCAAGCGCGTCATCCTGCAACGGCTTCAGCGTATCCTCGAACGCGAACAGGCCGAGGGTCGCATGATCGGCAAGACGGTGCAGGATCTGCTGCGAGGTGATGATGTCTGACAATTGGACGATGACAGATTCGGTTCGCACAATCAACGCTTGGGGCGAGCCGACGATCACTATTCACAGGGGGCCTGAAATATGGCCCGCCTGTTCTTTTGATCTTGCAGGCAATCGATGGTGGTTCGAAGCGCGCAACAGCCCCGGGCCGCGCAAGCATTTGATCCGTTGCAGCGGCGAGTATGCCGAATCCGTTGCCGACACGATTTGGGATGAACGAGTGCTCATCCGCGATCACGCTGCTATGGCACGATGGGCCTGCGGCGCATTGATTAATATCGCATGGGATGCGAGCCTTGTGCGGTTATTGCCAGATCATTATTCGGATGAATGGCTCGTCAAACGAATCAATGCTCTTCTAATTCATTGGCAGCGGCCACGCATCAATGTATCCTCGAACGCGAACAGGCAGAAGGGCGCATGATCGGCAAGACCGTGCATGACCTGCTGAGAAACGCGGACAGCCCGTTCTAGGTCTCACGCCAACACACGTCCAGCATCGCACGCTGGGCGTGTTTCTTTTTCCGCTGCTACAATCGGCGGCAACGTTTAGATAACCACAATTACCACAATGGGAAAATTCATCTACACAGAAAACGACTTCGTGCGATTCCGCCAGCTTGCCGACGAATGCGACTACGAGCTAAAGACCATCGCCCGTCGCCTCGGCATGCCGATCAAAACGGCGCAGTATCTGTCCTCCCGCCGAAACGCATTCGCCCCGCCCGGCAAGCGCCTGTGGGACCTGATGGTCGCGCGCAAACGGCAGCGACAGCGCGAGACGATCATCCGGCACAACGGCGACATTCGCGCGGCGGCGGCCGAACTGCACATCTGCTCCCAGTCTCTCTACCATTACGGGCGCAGGATGGGCATGACGGCCGATGTCCGGCGCGAATACACCAAGCCTCGGCGCTGCGCCATCTGTGGGCACAATTTCCACACGACATCGCACAACCGCAAAGCCTGCTCCGACGAGTGCCGCAGGATCATGACCAACCGCTCGAACATGCGCAAATACCGCCAGCGCATGCGGAAGGCCGGGCGCGAGGTCGAGCCGGTGGATCGCGACTACCTCGAGCTCCAGGTGAAACACGCGCTGTGGAAGACGTTCGGCCGCGTCTACCTCGCAGCGAAAATCCTCGGCAAAGGCGAATCAGCAATCTGGAGAGCGATCAAGAATTGGGGATTGCAGGACTACTACCAGAAATGCCGCGCATCCATGTACGACCCGGAGCGCCTGCGAGAGATCCTCGAAGACGCGAACTACGACATGCGCGCGGCGGAGCGTGCCATGGGCTGGTATCGCGGGAAAATCACGCGACTGTGCAAGTTGGCCGGCGCTTCGCATCTCGTCAGCATCGCCGTGTGCAAGCACTGCGGCAAGCAGGCGCAGCGACCAGAACGCGGCGGGCACACCGACTATTGCTCCAAGGAGTGCCGCCTAGCAGCGCGGCGCGTTCGCATCAAGCAGAAGGAGAAATCATGTTCCAGAAAATCACAATCGTAGGACGCCTCGGCCGCGATCCGGAGTCCTCAAAAACTCAAGCCGGCGCTGACGTGTGCTCGTTCAGCATTGCCTCGGATCGCGGATACACCGACCGCAGCGGCGCGCGCCAGAAGGAGACGACGTGGTTCCGCGTGAACGTCTACGACGGGCAGGCTGCCATAGCAGCAAAATACCTGCGCAAGGGCAAGCTGGTGCTCGTGGAAGGGCGCTTGCGCGTTGATGCCGCAACCGGTGGGCCTCGCGTCTATCAGAAAAAAGACGGCACGCACGGATCGTCCTTCGAGATCGACTGCCTGCTCATGCGGATGCTGTCGCCGGCCGAAGGCGTGCAGGAGCCGGAGGATGTGCCGTTTTGAAGCCGCGAATTTTCATTGACATTCAAACGCCAGACGCAACAACGGTGCGCGCGCTCGCTGCTGTTGGATCGACGACTGTCTATGCCGGATACGCAGTATCCAGCACGAAATTTGTCCCAGAAGTATCTATGGTTGGCGCGCCGGTTTCACTGTGCTCAGTGACGGATGAAATCGCAAAGCGCACGGCGAAAGCATTGCAGGAGGCCGGCGGAGACGTGATCGCGCTGCACGCCGCGGCGCGCAAGATCGTCGCGTCGTATGAGGACATGTTCACGATCCACATCGCCATCATGCTGATGATGAAGGTGACGAATGCCGCCGAGGAGTAACGCCACCGAGCGCAACGTGCAGGGCGCGATCGTTGCGCGCCTGCGCGTGCACGGCTGGATGGTGCGTGAGCTGAGCCAGCCGGCGGCTGTGCGCGGCGAGCTCGTCGGCGTGCCGGACATCATCGCGTGGAAGACGGGCGTGACGCTCCTGGTGGAGTGCAAGCGTCCATATCGCAGCGTCGTGCGCCCTTCGCAGCTGGCATTCGAGCAGGAGATCAGGCCACACGAGGCAACGACGCTGCGATACATCCGCACCTCCGACGTGGACATCTTCGCGGACTGGCTCATCGACATTGAGGACAAGGCCGGCATCACGACCGTGCGGGAGGCGCGATGAAAAAGCGAAAGATGCGACGTACGGCACATCGTCTGCTCATGCGTGAGATGGATTACACGTGCCGCATGATGCCGGGATTGTTTCCGCACATGCGAAGCGCGATGGAGCGTCACTCGCTGCGGAGGAGCTGCTATGAACGCGCTCAAGCTCATATCGACATGATGTGTGACCTCGGCATGATGACCAAAGTGTCGGCTGACAGATTTACGAGCCTGCTGCGCTGGCACACCTGGGACAGCCCGCAGGCGCGCGAGGATCGGCGGACGGCATTGCGCGCCATCATGGAAGAACGATGATCGCAACAAGCCCCGCCGAATGACGGGGCTTGCTGCTGCGCCGGCCTACGCGATCAGCGCAGCGCGGAATGCATCGGCGTCGATGATGTGGCCGTTTCGCACACGATGCGCCGACCATGTGATGCCGTGGTGCTCGCCGGAATCCGCTCCTGCCGCGAACTGCCCGACAATGTCCTCGATCCACAGGCGAGACAGACCGTCCTCTACACCCAGCAATCGGCCGGACTCGTCGATTCCGATGAGGACTGGCTGGAAGTGCGCCGTTGTGCGCAAGACGAGCAGCGTTTCGATGTCGCGCACCTCCCACGTCCACAGTTCGGTCTCGGTGCCGACCGGCACGTCGATATTGCCGGCCGTGTATTCCGCTTCCTCGCACATGCCGAGGATGTGCTGCCACCAGAAATGATACGGCTCGGCGCTGTCTGCGAATCGGCCGTTCACCACGATCCTGCTCATGGTGGATCGATCGGACGCGCTCTCGGTGTGGATGGCGTACGCGAATGCCCAGCCGTTGCGGATTGTGTCAGTGTTGATCATGTGTCTCCTGCGCCGGGCGTCGCACTCGCCCGGCGTGTGTGTGCTACCGGTAGTCCCAGTTCAGCATCATGCGGCCTGTGTCGTTCCAGCCGCTTTCCGCGACAAATGCGTTCATGTCGTTTTTCGTCCCAAAGGCGCACATGATCCGCTTGCCGTCTTCCGGGTCATACACGACCCAAATGCGCTGGATGCCCATCGACCACGTTTCTCCTGTCGCCGTGTACGGCACACTGTGGAACACGCGCATGAAGTCTGGCTTGTCGGTGATGCCGTCGGCGTGGCCGTCCTCGTCGAGATAAACGTAAAGGGTGTCGGGAGTGATGATCATGTCTGTTAGTCTCCTGCGCCGGGCGTCGCACTCGCCCGGCGTGTGATGGTCTAGTAAATCAGCCGATCGGCGAGCGTCATCGTCCACGGGCACGGAGCCATCGCCATAGCATCGTCCGCAGCATCGCGCAAGCGGCGCGCATCCGGCAAATCAATGTCGCAATTCTCGCGTGCGGTCTTGATCCGTTTCTGCGTCAGCACGTAGCGTTCGCGTGCGATCTGCGCGCTGCGCGTTGTGCGAATCTCGCCGATCGTGCGCTCGATCGTCTGCAGGATGCGCGCCTGCTCCGCCTGCTGCTCTTTGGTGGTTGTGTAGGTCTTGGTCATTGTGTGTCCTCGTCAGTGCTGGCTCTACCAGCAGACACCGCGTCGCACTCGCGGCGTTTCGGACTAGGCTGCGCGCCAGCTGTTGGCCGCGCGGTTGGCGAAGGCCACAGCGTAGGCCGCGCGCGCCAGCTTCGGCGCATCCTGCATCCAGCCGTAGTAGGCCGCGTCGAATCGATCATCCGTCATCGCCATCGCCGCGCGGTAGGCGCTCTCGTCGTAGCGGATCGTCATCCCATCGCGACCGGTGTAGCTGCTGAGCGTCGCGCCGAACTTGCCGAAGTTGTGGATGTTGGTCTTGCTGGTCACGGTTGTCTGGTCTCCTCTGGTTGTTCGACTTGCCTTAGTGCTCGTCGATGTGACTAATATAGCGCATACGCTATCACATGTCAAGGGGTTTCGACGACGAGTTTTGCACGAGTTTTGCAAAAAATCGGCCATAATCTGCCTATGCCCTACGCCAGATCGCCTATCGTCGTCGTGCCCGTCGGCGACCTGCACGTCGGCAGCAGCGTTGCGCTGTGCCCGGCGCAGGGCGTGCGGCTGGAGGACGGGGGCGTCTACATGCCCAACGATGCGCAGCGGTGGCTATGGGAGCGGTGGGCAGACCTGGTAGGGCGCGTCCGTGCGCTTCGGCGCAGGCGCTACCACGTCGTCGTGCTGTGGATGGGCGAATTCGTCGATGGCCGGCACCACGAAACCACGCAGCTGCTCGCGCAATCGCCCGAACTGCAAGCGTCAGCCGCGTTAGACGTCATCGCCCCGCTCGTCTCACTCGCCTCCGAGTCCTACGTCGTTCGCGGGACGGAAGCGCACAGCGGGAAAGGCGCGGCGACGGATTACAGCATCGGCCGCGAAATCGGCGCACGCCGCGATCCGTCCACGGGCATGGCAGCCTGGTATCACCTGCTGCTAGACGTGGCCGGCGTGCATTTCGACGTCGCCCATCACGTCGGCGGAGGCGGAGACGATCCGCGGTTGTTCGGCGGCGCGATCCGCCGCGAAACCGCGGCCATGCTGATGGAGCGTCCGGATACGCACATCGTGCTCCGAGGGCACGTGCATCGTTTTGCCGACACCGGCGACGCCTACCCGACGTGCTGGGGAGCCGTCGTCCCAGCGTGGCAGCTGAAGACGGCGTTCACGCACAGGGTCACCCGGCGCGAGTATTTCTCGGTCGGCACGTGGCTGATATCGATCAGCAAGAGGGGGGAATGGGAAAAGGAAAAACTCATGTGGAGCGTGCCGATGCAGGAGCGGATCGTGTCGAGCGTTTCGACATCGCAAAGCTCCTCGCCATCGCCGACGAATACGGGGCGGACATCCCGCGTGACGACGAGTTCGCCACAACGTGGTTCGCGGAGCAAAAAGGCTGGACATACGAGCGCGCAATGAAGGCGCTGAAGGAAATGGAGAAGCGCGGCCTCGTCACGTCGCGCAAAACGGGGAGAATCACACGGTGGAGGATTGCAGACAAGTGAACAGAATCGTTAATGGAGATGTCCTGCGCTTCGCGGCGCATTACCGCGGGCCGCGCTTCCACGCCGTGCTGTGCGATCCACCTTACGAGCTTGGCTTCATGGGCAAGTCGTGGGACTCGCGCGGCGTGTCGTTTCGCGCTGAGACGTGGGCCGCGATCGGATCGCTCCTCGCACCCGGCGCGCATCTTCTCGCATTCGGCGGCACGCGCACGTTTCACCGCATCGCCGTGGCCATCGAAGATGCCGGCTTCGAAATCCGCGACACCATCGGGTGGATGTATGGCAGCGGCTTCCCGAAATCGCACGACGTGAGCAAGGCGATTGACCGCGAGGCGGGAGCGGAGCGGGAGATGGTGAGTGTAAATCCAAACTATCGCCCTCACAGCGGGGCGATTGCAGCCGCCGAATGGTTCCAAGATCGAAGCAGTGGACTAATCACCGCTCCCGCAACCGACGACGCACGCGCATGGCAGGGATACGGCACAGCGCTGAAGCCTGCGTGGGAGCCGGTCATCGTCGCGCGCAAACCGCTCATCGGCACCGTCGCCAGCAACTGCCTCGCGCATGGATGCGGGGCGATCAACGTGGACGGGGCAAAAGTTGGGACCGATGTCGTGTTTACGTCGGCGCACAAAACGCTGGGCGATGGCATCAAATACAACAAGAGCAAGCCGTTCCCGGCGTCCGAACCAAGAATCGGCCGCTGGCCAGCGAACATCATTCACGACGGAAGCGACGAGACGTCCGACGTCCTCGGAGATGCCGCGCGATTCTTTTACGCCGCGAAGGCCGGGAGACGCGAGAGAGAAGCGGGGCTGGATGGATTTGATGGAAGACCTCCAGCTTTCGGCAATGAATCTGGAGGTGGGCTTGGACGTGTAATCAGCAATACACGACAGGACATTCCTCGTCGCAATCATCACCCGACCGTAAAGCCTCTTGCGCTTACGCAATATCTCGCAACGCTCATCCTCCCTCCGCCACACGTCGAATCGCGCATCCTCGTGCCGTTCGCCGGCAGTGGATCGGAGTGCATCGGAGCCGCGCTCGCAGGATGGCACACCGTCGTCGGCGTCGAACGAGAAGCCGAATACGCGGCGATCGCACGAGCGCGGCTGGAGCACTGGACGCGGCAGCAGGCGCTACCGGAATAGCACGAACTGCTCAAAAGCCTCAGCCGTCCACGGCAAGAGCGGCGTGAAGAACTCGCGGTAGATCGCCTCCGCATACACGCGAATCTCGTGCTGCGCTTCCTCGGCCATGCGCAGCTTCAGGAAGTGCATCAGGTTGTGGGCGTCGGCCTTCACGACCCACGTGTAGTAGACCGAGAAGCCCGGCAGGAAGGCGCGCGCCAGCTCACGCGCGACGCCCTTGCCGATCGCGTCCTCATACAGCGCATACCCGCGTGCGTAGTGGTCCAGCAGCGCCGTGGTGAGCGCGTGCCCGTCCTCCACCGACACCTCGCCCAAGCTGGCCTGCTTGTTCGACGGCGACTGCCTGCGCCAGACATCCGGCACGTAGAAATCGTTCTCCTCGAACTCGGTATACCTACCGCTTTGCGCGTTCATGTTGAACATGCGATGACGCACCCACTGCCACCACGTCACGAGCGGCGCACGCACGCGGAACTTGAATTCGACCTGTTCGAACGGGCTGGTATGCCGATGGCGCAGCAGGTAGAAGAGAAGCTTCTTGTCCTTCTCGTCACCCTTGCTCTCGCCCATGAACGACACACGCGCGGCGTTGACGATCGCCAAATCACCGCTGACGCCCGACGCCGGATGCGGCATGAAGTCGAGCAGCTCAATGTATCCCTT